GATAGGCTTATTGCCCACGCCATTGACTTCTACTGTAGGAATGTTAGAAACAGGAGCACCGGCTTTGGGAGGAGCGGCTGCGACTTCTACTGTCCCAGTAGTACCCGGTCCAGGTGGAACAGGAGTTGCAGCCGAAGCAGATGTAGAACTGGCGGTTGGTTGTGCAGCGGCCACAGCCGGAGCCTCTGCCACTGCGGTTTCCGCTGCTGTCAGCTGTTCTTTAGCAGCAGCTATCTGTGTTAGCAACTGCTTTTGATATCCTGCGGCAGCAAATTGCGGATTAGAAAGATCAGCCTCTAGTGTGCCTATGCGCCTGGTTAGAAACGCGATTTCATCCTGCTTGGTCCTGATAAGTCCATTACTAGTGGCCATTTGTTAGAATCCCAGTGCTGTTTTTAATGTGCCAATCTTGGGCAGGTAGATGAATGTGTTGGCTACAAAATCAAACGGTGGTTTGGTCAAGGTATTAGGGTTGCGTTGATAAAATACCCACCACAGACTGGGCGACCCATACAAGTCATAGGCCAGCAGATCCGGACGATACTGATATGTGAGATTGATGGTAAAGGTGAGATCATCATTCTGCATGGGTATGGGTCGGTTCACCATCTTGTCCAGATAGAACTGAGTGAATGGTGTGGTGTAGTATGGGCTAGTGCTGTCGTATGTGGCCATTACCAGAATCCTCCGCGTAATCCATTGCCATTGGCAAATTTTTCCAAGCTGAACTCTTTGCTCACTTGGTCACGTGTTTGCATGGGCATAAGCACGATATTAAGATCTATCTTGGTAGGCACATATGTGGCTTTGGCTGTGTTTGTGACCGAGTTGGTGATGGGAATTGGTGCCGGTTTGGCTGGTGTAGCACCAGGAAACAATCCTGACAATCCCAGTCTGTTTATAGCAGCACCCAATGGACTGGAAGGTGATGCCTGTGTGGGGGTGCGTCGGTTCAGTAGATCGGTTCCAAAGTCGTTGGGATTGTCTGCTCGGATATAGTCCACGTCACTGGGCAAGGTATATTCAAACTGTGTGACCACCGCAGGATGCCGATTGTATTGATAGTCGCCTAGGCCAGTGAGATACACCAAGGGCGGCGGCGCTCCGCGTTGAGCATCTTGGCCATAAAACATCTTGGTCACTGAACGGAAAAAATGTATCACGGCCAGCATATACGCAGCTTCTGTGGTATCTTGTGCTGTGAATGTGGCACGTATCTGTATGTCGCCCACATAACTGCTTTGATAAAATGCTCCGCGAAAATTTGAGTGTGTTAGTTCGTAGGTATTGTATCTAGCTTGGTAGCTGGAACTCACCTGTGGAGTATAAGGAAAAACCACCCCACCGGTTTTGGCCAGTGGTGCCAGTATGCCCGGTCCTGCTGTGGCGGCACCCGCACCGCCGCCTCTTTCAGCATTGTTGATGATGCTGTAAAGATAACCAGAATTTTCTGCCAGGCTGATACGGAATCTCCAATCTCCGTTGCCTGGCTGTTTGTAAGTTTTTTCCAGAGCAGCCTGCTGGATAGTATTAGCTTTGGCCGCAGCTTCCTGTCTTGACAATCGATTTGCTTCGGCATCTGATTCAATGGTAGCAGCATTGTCTTGTCTCTGTAGGCGTGCGGTTTCTGCATCACTTTGAACCACTGGTTCTGGTGCAGCGGTACCTCGGCCCAGTTCGCCAGGTGCTTGAACATTGTATATGGTTGGCTGTGGTTCAGGGGCAGAAGTACCTCGGCCCAGTTCGCCGGGTGCCTGCACATTTGAAATAACTGGTTGTGGTTCTGGTGCAGCGGTCCCACGACCCAGTTCGCCGGGTGCCTGCACATTTGAAATAACTGGTTGTGGTTCTGGTGCAGCGGTCCCACGACCTAGTTCGCCGGGTGATTGTACAAACCCAGTATCTGTTGTGGGCACTTGACCAACACCATTGACTTCTACTCTAGGAACTGTGTCTGGCACAGTGGAGGCGACCGGTGGAGGGCCAAACACAGTTACTCTGGGGTCTGTGGCCGAGAATGCAGTGGGGCTGGCTGCTGCTTCGGCAGCCAATGTTGGGCGAGGCACAGCCTGCACTTGATTAAATGCAGCGAACGGACTGGTAGCAGTGAGATCCAGGCCAGTGACTGTTGGTGTGGTAAGTTCTACTGTGGGTAAAACAGATAACGGCTGCGCATTTGCAGCCAGTGCCGCCATCTGTATGGGTTGACCAGAAACTGTTTGTGCAAAATCCACTGACTGGAATGTGGATTGAGCTGTTGCCGGGACTGAATTGGCTCCAGGTATCAATGAACCAAGATTCCCGTTGTTTCCCAGCGCAAAATCTTTTGTGGCAGCGATGCCAGACTGTAAGGCCGCATTGGCCGTGGTTAAGCCAGTTTGTATCAGCTTGTTGAATAGTCCTGCTTGATTGGGATCGTATGCCATTTTTGTTCCTGTATCTTATTTAGCAGGTGGAAAAACGGCATAGTTTATATAAAGATTGACAAGCCTGCAAAATGTGTTACAATAAATACATACCAGGAGAATTCATGTCTTTATTACCAAAGTCAGCACCCCGTGTGAACTATCTCAACAACAGAGATATCCTCAAAGAAATACATCTCAGCAAAAACAACTACTGCTGGTATCGAGATCGAGTCGCAGATCATCAATTTGATATCATCTTGCCCAGTATTGACAAGATCAATCAAAGAACCATTGCCGAAGCGCGCCGCAATCGTGCAGATCGTATCAAACGTGAAACAGGTGAGATTGTGGATCCCAAGAAAATCCCCAACACAGACATTGTTTTTCGCATCACTGTGTGGGATCATGTGCCTATGGCACCTAAGAAAATCACCAAAGCAGAGGCCAAGGCCAAGCGCAAACGTCTGGAAGACATACTGGATCTTGACGATGCCGTGGAAGATGATGATCCATTGGCCGACTTGTTGGATGTTCCTGTATTGAGCATGAACCATGTGAGATTGAATTTTCCACCGTTTGAACACTACAGGATAGACGAAGAAAAAACACCGTACATCGTGGGCCGCAGTCATTGGCGTGGTGATCTTGAAACTGGAGAGTTCTCTAAAGATCACGGAGAGATGACTCGAAAACTGGCCACCATGTTCATGAAGCTGTGCGAACGCTATGCCACAAGAAGCAACTGGCGTGGCTACACCTACAACGAAGAGATGCGCGGACAGGCCTTGTTGCAGCTGAGCCAGATTGGATTGCAGTTTGATGAATCAAAATCGCAGAACCCTTTTGCATATTACACTGCTGCTATCACCAACTCATTCACTCGGATCTTGAACATTGAAAAGAAAAATCAAAACATCAGAGATGACATTCTTGAGATGAACGGACTCAATCCTTCATGGACCCGACAGAATTCAGGCAAAGCTGGCATGGAAGCTATGTCCGGACCGGTTGTAAGTACCTTGGATGAGTAGTACAATCAATGGTATGCTTGCTCAAAAAATACTGTTTGCTGGATGCTCTTTCACTGCGGATTGTGGATTCAGAGAAGAAAACAGAGACAAATATCATTGGACATGTTTGTTGCAACAGCACTACAATGCCGAACAAACGAACATAGCCATTGATGGTTGCTCCAATGATGAAATTTTTCTTCGTTCAGTAGAAGCCTCTATAAAAAATTCCTATGATGTAGCAATCATCATGTGGTCGGGCCTGGGCCGACGCTGGATATATTTTGATCACAAGAACATCGATGACTTCACGATAATAAACAACGGTGTGGTCACAGGAAACAATTACTTGCAAAAAGCAGCATGTGATTATGCCAAATTGCACTATGCTTACTTTGATAATCAATACATGAATCTAAAAAACTGGTTATTGCAAAGTATTGCACTGGCCAATTTTTTCAAGAATCGAGATCAGCCGTATGTGTTTGCACCTGGATTTTCAAACATGATTGATCGTTTTGCCAAGATCCGGTATGATCAAGGATTTGTCAATATGGACGACGCTTGCAAAGCCATGCTGGATCTTGACAATCGTCCAGACGATTATGTTTGGATCAAAGTAAAAGTGCTGCAAGATTTGATCGCGCAAGCAAGTCAGTTGGATTGGTTGTATTTTCATGGTAAAAACTTCTATGACAGTGCCATCGATCTTGCCGACGATCAAGAACATCCAGGCATAGGGTCCAACCAGAAATTATATCAACAACTTGTTACCCACATAGATCAAAGAAAATTACTATGACTAATCTATTCCGTAAAGCTGCGATCTTCACTGACATCCACTTTGGACTGAAATCAAACAGTGTCACTCACAATGAGGACTGTTTAAACTTTGTAAAGTGGGCCACTGTCAAGGCAAAGGAAGAAGGTTGTGAGACCTGTATGTTTCTCGGTGATTGGCACAACAATCGTGCCAGTCTCAACATTGTCACACTGAACTACAGCCTCAGGGCTCTGGAGCACATGAATGATAACTTTGAACATGTTTACTTTATTCCTGGCAATCACGACTTGTATTATCGCGACAAGCGTGATATTCAAAGTGTTGAATGGGCACGCCATCTCCCCAATGTTACTATATGCAACGATTGGTTTCACAGTGGTGATGTGGTTATTGCCCCCTGGCTGGTAGGCGACGATCATAAACGCTTGGCTAAGTTAAAAGGCAAATACATGTTTGGGCACTTTGAACTGCCTGGATACTTGATGAATGCCATGGTAGAGATGCCGGATCACGGCGAAGTGCGAAGAGAAGACTTCACGAACTTTGAACATGTATTCACCGGTCACTTCCACAAGCGCCAGACCAAAAAGAATATCACCTACATCGGCAATGCGTTTCCGCACAACTATGCCGATGCCGGTGACGACGCTCGTGGTCTTACCATCCTAGAGTGGGGTCGGGATCCTGTGTATCATGCATGGCCCGACCAACCTAGGTACCGTGTGTTGGGACTGGCCAACATCATCGACAATGCAGCCTCTGTGCTTGCTCCCAGGATGCATGTTCGTGTGAATTTGGACATCGAGATCAGTTATGAAGAAGCCAACTTCATCAAAGAAACATATATCAAAGACTATGGTCTCAGAGAGATGGCATTGATACCCAACAAGAATTCATCTGTGGATACCGACATGGCACCCGGTGAGATCAAGTTTGAATCAGTGGATCAGATCGTCACAGATCAGATCACCAACATTGAGTCTGAATTCTATGACAACCGACTGCTGCTGAAGATCTATCAGAATCTATGATCTATTGTGTGTGGTACCCCAGCGGAGGGTTTGGACATTTTGTAAATGCTATGTTAAGCCTGCATGGAGTAAAATTTGTGCGGCCCAGTGGTATCTTGAATTTTTCACTTGGTGGTGATAGTCACAGCCTTGATGTTGTGGTTCCAAAATATTTTCACAATCGCTGGCCACACAATTTTAAGTTTGACAAGGACAAAAACTACTCTGTGCTGATAGACAACGGTATAAACGATGAAAGCAGCAGCTTCAAAGACACATTCAACGATGCTGTTGTAATCAAAATTTGTTATACTGATCGATGCTGGCCTGTGGTTGCCCGTGCAATGATCGACAAAGCCATGCAGACTGATATTGAATCGGCATTGCCGATCAACGAGTGGGCCGTTGATGAACCATGGGCTAGACGAGAAAAATATTTTTTGTTCTTGCGAGATCATCATTTGAAAAATGCCTGGCGTCCTGAAAACGAAAATTACATAAACGTCGAGCATTTGTTTGATTACAAAACTTTTTATGATAGATTAAATAAATTTGTAGAACTGGAACCGTTTGAAGATACCTGGCAACAGTGGCGTGCAGCCAATTCCAAATACATTGATCCAATCGAAACAGCCGACTTGGTCATGCAGCACGTTAAAACCGATCAAGCATTTGATCTGAGTAAAGTCACTGATACTTGGAACCAGGCAGTGATTTATTATTACTTTTGGCTTTGTTTTGGGATTGAAGTTCCGCACTGTGATTTTGCAGATTGGATTGATAACTCTGATCAGCTGGTGGCATTGTTATGAATCAACCAAATATTTTGCTGAGAGATGATAATTTTTTATCTAGCCAGGAGATTGAGTTCTATCAATCTTTCATGCCCAACAACTGGACTCCGGCGCCATCCATACAAAATATCAAGTATTTTTCAAAGGATCTGTATCAGCACTATCAATGGAACGGTGACTGGGATTCTCCAAGATGGTTGGATTCTACCCCGCCGGAGTGGGAAACTTTGTATGCTAAAATTGCCAAACTTCTACCTAGACACTATGTGCATTGGATTGATCTAAAAATAACACCGCCACTTTCAACCGGTACTCCATTGCATCGCGATGCAGATCCTTGGTCGTCTGGAGGAGATGCCACTAGATTTTCTCGTGCAATTTCTGTATTATGTAATCTTAACCATGTATGGGAACCCCAATGGGGAGGAGATTTTGTTTTGTATGCCAATCAAAACGATCAAATCGTAGAGCATAGCAAGATACCAATTTGTCCAGGACAACTGGTAATCATGGAAAATTGCTATCACAGCATCGCACCAATTGTTGCACACGACCGTAGCAGACTCACTTTTATCTTACACGTTTTAGAATATCGATGATACAAATTAAAAACCTCACAGTAAAAAACTTCATGAGCGTGGGCAATGCCACGCAGGCTATTGACTTTGATCGTTCAGACCTTACCTTGGTGCTGGGCGAAAACTTAGACATGGGTGGTGATGGCTCTCGCAATGGCACAGGTAAGACCACGATCATCAATGCACTGAGTTATGCCTTGTATGGGCAAGCACTATCGAACATCCGCAAAGATAATCTTGTGAACAAGACCAATGCCAAACACATGCTGGTCAGTTTGGACTTTTCTGTGGGTGGTCAAAACTACAGGATTGAACGCGGTCGCAAACCCAATGTGCTCAAGTTCTATGTGAACGACGAACACCAAGCAGCACAGGACGAAGCACAAGGCGACAGTCGAGAAACACAAGAAGCTATCGAGCGTGTGCTGGGCATGAGCCACGACATGTTCCAGCACATTGTGGCACTGAACACCTACACAGCACCGTTCTTGAGTCTCAAGGCCAATGAACAACGAACCATCATCGAACAACTGTTGGGTATCACCTTACTCAGCGAACGTGCTGATCGTATCAAGGAACTCAACAGACAGACCAAGGATTCTATACAAGCAGAAGAGCTGCGAATCCGGGCTGTGCAAGAAGCCAACAAGAGAATCGAAGAGCAGATCGTCAGCTTGGAAAAACGCAGGACCTTGTGGCTACGCAAACAGACAGAAGACACAGAAGGCCTGGCACAAGGTATCGCTGACCTTGAACACATCGATATTTCAGCAGAAGTGCAAGCACACAGAGATCTTGAAGCATATCATGTTCGCAAGAAAGCCATGGACGAGGCCAATCGTTGGATCCGGCAGATCGATGCCGACGATACCAAACTGCTCAAGCAAAAAACTCAGATTGAAAAGGATCTTGGTCAGATCGCCAGCCACAAGTGTTTTGCTTGCGGCACAGAAATACACGACAACAGTCTTGACACTGTGAAAGCGCAGAGAGAAAAGACTCTACAAGAACTTGCTCTGCAACTGCTGGCCAATCACACACAACGATCAGAACATCAGGATCGACTGCGAGAACTTGGCGAACTGGGCAAGTCGCCCACCGTGTTCTACGACAGTTTAGAACAAGCACTGAATCACAAGAACACCGTGGATACCTTGATGAAAGATCTCTCCACAAGATCAGCAGAAACTGATCCCTACAGCGAACAGATCACAGAAATGCAGAATCAAGCTCTGCAGGTGGTCAGTTACGATACCTTGAACGAATTCACTAGAGTGCAGGAACATCAAGAGTTCTTGCTCAAACTGCTCACCAGCAAAGATTCATTTGTGCGTAAGAAGATCATTGATCAGAATTTGAGTTATCTAAACAGCCGACTCACACACTATCTTGATCGTATTGGATTGCCGCACACTGTGAAGTTCCAGAACGATCTCACTGTGAGTATCGAAGAACTGGGCCGCGAACTAGACTTTGACAACTTGTCGCGTGGCGAACGCAATCGACTGATCCTCAGCATGAGTTGGGCATTCCGAGATGTGTGGGAGAGTCTATATCAACCCATCAACATCTTGTTCATCGACGAGATGATCGACTCTGGTCTGGACACACAAGGTGTGGAGAATGCCTTGGCCCTGCTGAAGAAGATGAGTCGCGAGCGACACAAATCAATCTGGCTGGTGAGTCACAGAGATGAGCTGACCAGCAGGGTGGAGAACATTCTCAAGGTCGTGAAAGAAAACGGCTTTACTTCATATTCAACGGATATAGACCTTGCATAAGATACGTGAGCTTGCTTATTTGATATCGGCGTCAAATTCCAAAAACTTTTTTGACGCTAGGGCAACTGCTGACCATATTTTTCAAGGGTCTCGGGCTGTGAAAAATCCTGAAGTAAATGATTTTATAAAAAAAATATTTGATCATGATCTTTTGGACCACGGACTGAACAGACCAAGCAATCTCACAGACTTCAAAAACGCATTTGCCAATTGGATACAAGCACACAGGTCAAGCACAGTGATTGGCCTGGATCAATATCAACCGGACTTCAGTGCTGGGACCACACAGTCTTTTGATAGTTTTTATCTCAGACATAGAGATAGAAAATTTAGATGCTACACCGGCGAATATTTTTATCATCTAAAAATCTGGACCAGCAATCAAATCAACTGGAGTTTTATCACTGATACCGATCCTATCAGCCACAATGATGCGGTTGTGATCAGTATGCCATTTTGCGATACCGGATCATTGCATCCTGAATACCACCAATTGATTGACACCTGCGAAAAACTAGGAGTACCAGTTCTAGTTGATTGTTGCTACTATCCCATCAGCGGAGGTATCAAAATCGACGTATCATCAACATGTATAGACACAGTGTGTTTTAGTCTCAGCAAGGCATTTCCTGTTGCCAACCTGCGCATAGGAGTACGATACACTAGAAACGTCGTGGATGGGCAAAAATTACATGATACCATAAACTACAACAACACTCTATCTGCATACATAGGGTCAAGGATCATTGATAACTTCTCCAGCGACTATATCTATAACCAATACAGAGAGCAGCAGATGATCGTGTGTGATTATTTTGGATTGACACCCAGCGACTCTGCGATGTTTGCCGTGGGAGATGCAGCATGGAATCAATACAGCAGACGGAATCTGTTGAATCTGTATCAACTGAACATAGATCCTTCAAATTTTAAAAACCGAGTGAGTCTGGTCAGTATGTTTGAGCACTGGGACTTGTTTGAAGAAATAAAAAATGAGACTTAAATTGAAATTCAAAAGCATCGTTGATGCTCCAAAATGCAAAATTCTGCTGAATGACATTGAACTCTACTGTGGAGAGGTACTGTCTGAGTTTGAATACAATCATGTCTGCGCTGGTGGCCAATATCAGCTGGTGATCGAGCACTGGGACAAACTACCATCAGACACTATTGTACAGGATGGAAAGATCATCAGAGATAGAAGCTTTGAACTGGACAAAATCGTATTAGACGAATATGACATCGAAGAACTGATCTGGAACAGTGAATTTTTAGCCGAGGATGGACAGACATATCCCAGTTGTTTGTTTTTTGGCCCACCTGGCAAGTTTGTTTTGAATTTTTATAACCCTGTTCTACACTGGATACTAAAAACCAGACATGAAAAAAACAACAACGACCCTACCTGGGAAGAAGACTACAATTACTACCAACAGGCATGCAAGATTTTAAAACAGATATAGATCAGGTCAAGACTCTCGCTTGGGTGTTGGCCAAGGCCGGTGCTGATGGCATGCTGGATGTGCCAGGTGAATACATATGGGCACGCCCAGTAGATAGTAGCTATGAATCTGTGCGATCAAGATCTCGAAGTATTTTTAGCAGCGGCAACAGCATCAAAGATGCAGATGTGATCAACTATGTGCAAGGACTGAACTTGTCCAAGCATTTGCTTGACCCTTGGGTGGTCGGAAGATTTGAAGATCAGTTTCCTCACTGGGTCATGCAAGGAACCAGATTCAAACTACACAATTTTGATCAGTTCCGATATACTGGATTCAGCGCCGGCACTCAGGAAAGTTTTTTGAATTTTTATCTGTCAAACAAAAACAAACGATTTAGAATATTCCGCGGAGACTACTGGTGGCATCTGAACGTATGGAACAGTGTGGGCATCAACTGGGCTCACATTGAAGACGATGATATCACCGTCGGTGATATCTGTATTTGCAGTTATCCATTTGCTCTGATCGGAGACAAGCATGAAAATTTTGATTGGCTGGTTGATGAATGCAATCGCAAAAACATTGAACTCATGGTGGACTTTATCTATTTGCCAAACAGCACTGATGTGGTTGATATCGATCTCAGTGCCGACTGCATCAAACAGATCACGTTTAGTTTTAGCAAAACCTTTCCGGTACAAAGTGCCAAGGTCGCGGTGAGAATGTGCAAAACAAAACCCAGTGACCCTATGCAGATAAGCAATGATGAAAACATCTGCAATCGATTGAGCGCAGGGTTGGCATTGGATATCATAAATCAGTTTCCCATAGATTACAATGTGAAAAAATACCATGCCGAACAGGCTTATTGGTGTGACAAACTGGGCTTGCGGCAGACCAAGGTGGTTCATTTTGGCCTGGGCACAGATTATACTGATTTTGGAAAATCAGGCTCTACAGCATGGATCAGCCCATTCAATCGTCAGCACAACAGATACAATCTAGGCATATTGTTTGAAAACAAAAATCTCTTGAAAAAACTTCAATTATACTAAGGCAGCATAACTATATGACTCAAGTAACAAAACTGCAACATGACATGGCTATATCAAAACACCCCAGTGGAGACATTGCCCGAGTCATGTGTGGGATTTGTTTACTTGATCACAAATAATCTCACTGGACGCAAATACATAGGCAAAAAACTGGCAAAGTTCTCAAAAACCACTTACAAAGTAATCAAACAGAAGAACGGCATCAAGAAGAAAAAACGCATACGCAGCAAGATTGATTCAGACTGGCAACAGTATTATGGATCCAGCGCAGAACTATCCGCAGACATTGAAAAATTAGGCACCGACAATTTCACCAGAGAGATACTCTACTACTGTGCAAGCAAGAGTGAATGCTCATACATTGAGGCACGCGAGCAGTTCAGTAG